AAACCATCACGAGATGATTGGGGAATAGGAGTAAATTATTAATTAATATATTTATATAAAAATAAAACTATTATGGAACAAAAAACATTTTTTACAATTTTGAAAAAGACAATTCGAGAAGAAGTACGAAACGTAATAAAACAAGAATTATCTGAAATTTTAAAGGAAGGGTTACAATCAACTGTTAATGAAATAAAAACAGACCAATTGCAAGAAAATAAAACTTCTTTAAAAAAATCTAAAAAAGTACCTAAATTTAAAAAAACAGGATTTGCTGATATTTTAAATGAAACAACTAGTTTACATGATCCAAATCCAGTTAGTAAATATGCAAGTATAATGAATGAAAGTTATAATGATTTATCATTTACTTCAGCCGATGCACCTGGATTTGGTATGATGCGTCAAAATACGCAGCCACAAGCACCAGCTGTTATGCAAGATCCAGAAACAGGAAAAAATATGAAAGTAGATCCGGTGGTTGCAAAAGCAATGACAAAAGATTATTCTGCTTTAATGAAAGCAATAGATGAGAAAAAAGGAAATAGATAATGCCAAATTATGGATATGAATTAATTGAAGACGAAATAATTACTAATTTTCACCTTGGTGATAGAGTATTGGGAACTTCACTAAATCTTGTTCCGGGGCAGGGTATGTTTATACCAGAAACATTAACAGAATCACAAGCTCTGCAAAATTTAAAACATTTATTACTTACTAGGAAGGGAGAAATTTATGAAAAACCTACGTTTGGAAGTGATTTGTTAACATTAATTTTTGAGCACACAATAGAAGAAATAAAAATTAATGTACAAGATGTAATTAAAGAAGCAGTTAATTTGTGGATGAGTTATATAGAAATTATTGACATATTAACTACTATTGATAGTGATAATAGTACTATAAATATATCTATTAAATTTGCGGTTAATAACATTCCTTCTAATACTACAATTGGAATATCAGTAGGAAGTGCGGGAACTATTACAGTAAATAATATTACAGCAGAAGTTCCTGGAGGAAGTGGCACGCCTATTAATTAAAAAAGTATATAGACTATGGAAAAAGATATTACATATTTAGGAAAAGATTTTGGTCAATTTAAGAAAAATTTAATTGACTTTACACAACAATATTTTCCGGATTCATATACTGATTTTAGCGATGCGTCTCCGGGTACATTGTTCATGGAAATGGCTGCATATGTTGGAGATGTTTTAAGTTATTATATGGATTCTAATTTAAAAGAAACATTTTTAGAACATGCTCAAGAGCGGGGTAATATTTTTGATTTAGCTAGAAATTTAGGATATCAACCAAAAAATTCAATTCCTGCATATGTTAATTTAGATGTATTCCAATTATTACCGGCAACCGGTACTGGCGATAATGTTAAACCAGACTATGATTATGCATTATCAATTAAACCTGGTATGTCAGTTAATCAAACAAATGGTAATGCGGTATTTCGTATATTAGATAATATAGATTTCCGGTATTCTTCATCATATGATAATACCGAAATTACTATATATGAAACAGATGATACTACAAAACTTCCTACATATTATTTATTAAAAAAACAAGCCCGGGCTGTTTCCGGAGAATTAAAAACTCAAGAATTTACATTCGGATCTCCAGTTGCATATGATAAAGTAGTTATTAATGATTCTAATATTATTGAGGTAGAATCTGTAACTGAATCAGATGGGGATGCTTGGACAGAAGTTCCATATTTAGCACAAGATACTGTATTTGAATCAATTCCAAATTTAGCTGAAAATGATCCAGAATTATCTGTATACCGAGCGGGTGCACCAAGTTTATTAAAATTAAGAAAATCATCTAAACGTTTTATTACAAGACTTCGTGCAGATGGATTAATAGAATTACAATTTGGATCTGGTGTATCTGATAATAATGACGAAGAGGTTATTCCAAATCCAGATAATGTTGGTAATGGATTATCTGGATTTAGGCGTAATTTAGATGTAGATATAGATCCTTCTAATTTTTTATATACAAGAACTTATGGTCAAGCACCGTCTAATACTACATTAACTGTAACTTATACTACTGGTAATGGATTAAAAGACAATGTACCAGCTGGTACGCTCACTGAATTAAATACTATAGAGTTTGATGATAATATTAATGCTACTACTAGTGCGCCTATAGTAAATTTTATTAAAAGATCATTATCGATAACAAATCCAGAAGCTGCTTCTGGCGCAAAAACTGCAGATTCATTACAAGATATTAAAAATAATGCAATGTCTAGTTTTGCTACACAAAATCGATTAGTAACAAGAGAAGATTATATAATTAGAACATATTCAATGCCGTCTAGATTTGGTAGTATTACAAAAGCATATATTGTTCCAGATGATCAAATAACACAAAAAGAATTAGTTGAATCGAGGATTGCAAATCCTTTAGCATTAAACATGTATATATTAGGCATAAATAATTCAAATCAATTAACAGCAGCAAATGATGCAGTAAAAGAAAATTTAAAAACATATTTAAATTACTATCGAATGTTAACTGATGCTATTAATATTAAAGATGCATTTATCATTAATATAGGTGTAGATTTTGAAATTTCAGTATTAAGTAATTTTAATAGTAATGAAGTATTACTAAAATGTATTAATAAATTAAAATCATACTTCAATATTAATAAATGGCAAATTAATCAACCTATTATTAAATCAGAAATAACCAATCTTATCGGCAATATAAAGGGAGTACAGAATGTTATTAATGTTCGTTTATTAAATTTATATGATTCTAATGCAGGATATTCAGGAAATATATATGATTTAACTAGCGCTACGAAAAATGGAGTAATATATCCTTCATTAGATCCTAGTATATTTGAAGTAAAATATCCAAATAGTGATATACGAGGAAGGGTGATAAATTATTAACGATATAATATTTATAGAAAAAAAGGAAAATTATGGGCGTATTATCTACAAATCGCGCACAAATAACATCAGGAGGATTAATATCAGCTAGTTTTATATCAGATGTATATGATGTATTAACTGGTACTACCCCAGATACAACTGTTTTTTCCGGATCTCTGAGTGTATCTGGTTCATTAAATGTTAGTACTACAATAACTGGATCTTTTACAGGTTCGTTGGTTGGACAAGTAACAGGAACATGTACTACTGCTTCATATGTTGCTGTGGGAAATATAGATGGAACTGTAGCAAATGCTACATCGGCGTCATATGTAACAACAGCTGTATCGGCGTCGTATGCAACAACAGCTGTAACATCATCATTTGTATCTAGTACATTAACATTTGGAACTGGTTCTTCATTGACTACAGCTGTTAATGGAATGTTGGCTGTATCATCAAGCGGAGATTTATATTTTGCTAGTGCTAGTTCCTGGTATAAAGTAACATTAGGTTAATAAGGATTAATATGTTTAGAATATTTTATGCTGATAGTGATGCTACTTTATATGAACATGAACCAGATATAAATACTGGTTTAGATGAAATATTGGAAATTGGCAAACGTTTACATACTGACGGAGGGACATTTAAATTATCTAGATCTGTTATTAAATTTAATATGTCTGATATTCAAACTGCATTAACAAAATATTCTGTTGGATTAGATTCATGTAAATTTATTTTACAATTATATGCGTGTGACGCAAAAGGATTGCCGTCTGAATATACTATAGATGCTAAAATAACTGCACAGCCATGGGTTAATGGTACTGGATTTTTATCAAGTATTCCGGTTAAAACAAATGGAATCCGTTGGGCTGAACCAGCTGCATCGTGGTCTTTAGATTCTCAAACATATACCATTGATGGAGCTAATGTTGATAATAATTTATGGATATCTAGTAGCCAAAATGTACGAGTAAATAATACATCATTATATGTGTCGGGTTCTGGAACGGGTGGTAGTTGGTTATGGCAAAGTGGTAGTGGTACATTTAATTCTTCTATTTTTAATCAATCATTTTTTCATCAATCGGGGCTAACTGAAAACGAATCATTTTCGTATAGAACTTCTGATATTAATATTGACGTTAGTGATGCTATACAACTTTGGATAAGTGGGAGTGGTAATCGTACGATTGATAATAATGGATTTTTATTAAAATTTTCAGATGCTGATGAAATAAGTGCTAATAAAGGTGTTGTTAGATATTTTAGTAGAGAAACTCATACTATATATGTTCCTAAATTAATAATGTATTTTGATAATTCTGAATATACAAGTAGTTTATCGCAGATTGATTTAGATTCATATTTATCGCATACAAAAATTAAGCCTCAATATAAAGATAATGAAATTAGTAAAATACGTATTTATGCTCGAGATAAGTTTCCTGGGAAATCTGCTACTAATTTATTTCCAATACAAACAGTAAAACGTTTACCGGAAACTACATATTACGCTATTCGAGATGCAGCTACAGATGAATACATAATTCCGTTTGATGATATTTATAATAAAGTAAGTTGTGATTCTACTAGTAATTTTATATATGTCGACATGAATAGTTTTATGCCAGAAAGATATTATCGATTAGAATTTAAAATTAAAGATGGAATCACAGAAGAATATATTGATGACCAGATTTATTTTAAAGTAGTTAGATAATGGCAAAAATAGGAAAACAAATAATACAGAGTGTGGTACAACAGGCTGTTGGTAGGGCTATAGAAAAAGATCCTAGGATTCTTGAAACCCAAGTAAAATATCAAAAAAATGGATTAAATTATAAATCAAATAATATAAGTGTAGTTCCTAGGAATAATGCTGGTGCAATTAAATTACAAGATGAAGAAGATAATAATCCATTATTAATTATAGAACCAACTTCAACGAAGGTATTAACAAAATCAATATTAAAAGTTATAGACACCCAATTTAATTATTTTAAATTTCCAGCTAATACAAGAATTATTGGCACTGATAATGTTGATTTAGATTTAGATTTAGATCTTTCTGGACCGGCGCAAGATCTTATATATGCAAGATATAAACCATCAGAAAATAGAAAAATTCTTTCCGGGGCTAAATCTGGAATATTAATAGATGAATTAGAAGAAGGACAACTTCAAAAAC